CGCCAGTGCCATCTCGTACATCTTGGACGCCACACCATCGTGGATGCGAGCCAGGCTGGACAGATCTCCATCCTCGGACACCATCATGGCGTCTTCGATGATGCCCTTGGTCTGGCAGAGGTCGGCGTCGAACGCCCCCACGAACTCCACGTAGTCCATCGCGGACAGCGCAGGGTCCCCGGTCCCCGACCGAAGGACGTGGGCCTCCGTCACCTCGCGGGCAAGAGCCAACGAGTTGCACATCTCGGCGAGGCGCTCCTTCAGAGTGACCAACGAGCTGGTGACGATCTTGCGAAGGCGCCCCTGGTCGTCTGTCGTGTGCTCCTGGATGTTCTCGAAGCGAGGCTGCGGCGTGGGCTTGTTGGCATCGGCCCCGACGAAGGTCCGCATGGCCTTCTCGTTGGTCCGCACGGCCCTGAGCCACTCGGTCTCCGTTGCCCCCATCGCGATGAGGTCGTTCTCGACGGCCTCCGCCGTGAGCCTGACGCCGCCCTGAACGAGGTTGTACAGCTCCGAGACCGCCCCCAGGGCCTTGTTCTTGTCGCCGTTCAGGATGGCATCGACAGCGTGGTTCGCCGTCTCACGGGCCTCGCGAGCCATGGTGCGAGCTTCCCGGACAGGGACGTTGACCCGCTCCACCTGCTCGAACTGGGGCTCCCCGGTGTCCTCGGAGACACCCAGGGAGGCGCGGAAGAACTCGCCATCCGAGTTGGCGACGACGACGTGGGTGGGGAACGTCCAGGACTGAAGCTGGACCCCGTCACCGCCTCCGAACAGCTCGGCATGGCGCTCGACCATCTCGTCTGCTCGACGGATGGACTCCTCGAAGGAGCCCGCGATGAGCTTGGAGAGGTACTCGCCGTCAACCAGTTTTCGTGTCATGTCGCCCGTTGGTGCGGGTTGTTACGCAGCTAACCTACGGCCATGATTACGCCGCTGTCAAGCCACTCTTCCCGGTCACCAGAGGCATCCTATCACATGAGGGGCGAGGTGGAAGAGCGGAGTGCTCCACGAATCTCCATCATGAGCCCGCCAAGCTCCTTCAGACGGCGTGTCGTGTCCCTGCTTTCCCTGAGCACGCGAGACAGCTTCTCCTCGGCCCGTCGCTCGGCCTGACGAGGCCCCTCGAAGCCTCGCCTCCAGTCATTCTTGGCGACGGCCGTGATGAGCTGGGAGAGCCTCACGTCGAGGTCGCTCTGGAGCATCCTGTTGCGCTCGCCAGGGGTGAGGGCCTCGGCCGCCCCCATCTTCGCGATCTGGGCGTCCCGCGCGCCCTTGTCTATCTCCTCCTGGCTGCGCTCCTTCATCACGGCGACGGCTTCGTCCTCGGAGAACTTGTAGAGGTGCATCAGGACCCACTTCGTACCGACGTCCTCCTTCATGCGCTGGGCGAGGTCAGCGGTCGCGCTCATGACCTCCACGCGGGCCAGCTCAAGGATCTGGGACGGGACGTTCATCCTGATGTCGTAGTCGGCTCGGCTGTCCATCCCCTTCGCAATGAGGTGAATGCGAGCCGCCTGGCGGTAGCCGCTCCGCGTCACGCGCTGGATTCTCATCACCGTGCGGGCGAACCGGATGTCCTCGCTGGACAGGGCGTTGCGCGTGCTCTCGCCCCCGTAGCCCATGTAGACCTTGGGGATCTTGATGGAGCTGACCAGCTTGTCCCGGTGGTACTCCAGCGTGTCGGTCTCGGAGTAGTCGGGACCGCTGATGACGTCGATCTCCGTGGTCCTCTTGCCCGCCCGCACCGGGACGAAGAAATCCTCGTCCATGGCCAGCGGGTTGAACCGCATGTCCAGCTTGCCGGTGTTGGGATTGACGAACTTCTGGCGGGTGAAGCTGTTCTTGACCTTGTTGACGAACGCCAGGCCACGCTCGGCGTCCAGCTCGCCGACGTCGATGTAGAAGGCGTAGCGGGCCGGGGCTCGTTCGAGCTTGTAGATGAGCAGGGCGTCTTCGAGGAGCGCCAGCCGCTTCCACACCCATCGCGCTGGGTCGACGACGGCGTGACCGTAAACGGAACGCAGGTGCTTGCCACGGAGACGCCAGTGGATCAGCTCCCAGTCCTCGAAGACGGTCAGCTCTCCAGGCTGCCGACCCATCGCAGATGGAATCCTGTTGGATTCCTTCCCGTCACGATACGCCTGCTGCTGCGCCGCTAGCGTGTAGAAGTCCTCCAGGCTGATGTTGAACTCACCCCGGATGTCCTGGATGAAGCCGATCAGCTCCCCTCTCGGCCCCTGCACGCGCCTGACGGTTGGCGGCGGCAAGTAGTTGATGCCGACCAGGCCGTCCTGAGTGACCAGCGCCTCGCCGAAGACATTCCCGTACTTGCAGAGCGTCCTGACCACGCCCCAGATGTCCTCCTCGATGAGGAGCTGACGATGGAGCATGTTGTTCAGCTCGTCGGCGGTGGCCTTGTCCTCGCTCACTGCCCAGATTGCCTGCTCGCGGTCGAGGTTGGGGCTGGTCGAGTCGTCGGCGTAGATGTCGAGCCCCACGCTGATCTCGGGGTACTCGTCCATCTCCTCGTAGTCGGTGTAGCGCTGCTGGAGGTCTTGATCGATACGGAGGTAGTTGGCGAGCGCGTCGTAGCCGAACTGCGTGACCAGGTTGTAGGGTAGCCCAGCCATGGAAACGGCGGGCGTCCCACCACGCTGAAGCTCGATGACCTGCCGTTGGGGCGTCCTGGCGAAGAAGGATCTCAGGGCGCTGCCGACGTTGGCAGTGAAGCCCTCCCAGAGGCGTCTGGGTGCGAAAGGTGTTGCCACTCTATCCCCTCGTGAACGGCATCGGCATGTCCTTGGCCGACACTCGCTGCCCCACCATACCCTGCTTGGTGCCCCTGACGCCAGCCGAAGGTGGGACCATCACCTTGCCCCCGGTCACCCAGGAGTCATCGCGGACCTCGCGCGATGAGTGCCGCTCGGAAACCATCGGTGCGATGGGCATCCCTGGCTGCCTGGTCATCAAGCCGTGGACCACGCCGGCCAGCCCATCAGAGACGTCCTTCGTCCCCCTCGGCGGGTGGTCGACCATGAACTTCGGGATGACTCCCTTCGTGCTCTGGACCCGCTGAAGCGCTCGAAGCTCCTTCTGGATGAGCACGTTGTCCTGGAGCCGCAGCCTGTTCTCGTACAGGGCCGTCTTCATCGCGTCGTAGGGGACGGTCGTCTTGTCAACGGAGAGCACCTCGGCCTCGATGCCACGAAGCCGGAACTGCTGCCTGGTGTCGGCGCTCTGGTAGCTGTCCATCGAGGCGTAGCTGATCAAGAACCCGTGGGCCTGGAACTCGTAGATGATGCCCCTGATGTCCCCCAGGAAGATTTCATCGCCTGGAGGCGGGATGATGCGGAGCATGAGGTCGGTCTCGATGAGGGGTGCCACCTCGGTGAAGGACTCCCCGTGGGCGTCCCTCCTGACCACCTCCGTGTAGCCAGCGATGTGGGCGATGACGAGCCCGGCGCAGTCCCCGGTGAGCGATGGGTCGATGTGAACGTAGCGCGCAGCGGACGGGTGCCTGATGGGCCTCCACGCCTCCTCGAAGAAGCCACCAGGGATGGAACGCCGGAAGGGGACCGCCACCCTCTCCCACCAGAACTCCAGTGGCTCGCCGCTCATCCACTCCTCGACGTCCAGAGGGCTCGCCAAGCTCTCGTCGATAGCCTCGACGATCTTCTCTCTGCGGTGGATGAAGAGGCTGACGCTCTCGGTCGCGAAGCCGGCGATGTCGCGGAGCGCTCCCTCCAGGTCAGACTCGAAGTCGGGCCTGTACTCTTCGGGGACGTCGATGATGCGGAGGCTGGCGTCCTTGTACCACACGACGTCTTCTGGCGTCGGGTCGATCTTGGACCGCACCGTCTCGCTCCCCACTGCGATCTGGAAGGTCTTGCCGCTGAAGTTTTCCCTGGGCTTGACGTCCCAGGTCGAGTAGTCCCGGAGGAAGACGCCAGGGCTCTGCCCTCGCCGCGCCTCCGCGATCTTCTCCTCGATGAAGGAGACAGGCTTCTCCTTCGACGAGACCAGGAACATGATGCCTGGGAGCTTCCCGGCCCGCATGAACCTGGACTTCATCCGGCGCACGATGGCCTTCGTCAGCACCTCCGACTTGTCAACCTCGACGAGGCGCCCCGTCTTGTCCACCTGACGCTTGCCGCCCATGAACGCCATCTCGTCCAGGAACCCAGCGAAGACGTTGGTCCCGATGGCCGCACTTGACGTCGAGCCCGCCACCACCATCATCTTCTTGGTGGGGAAGCGGATCTCGTACATGGTCGCCGCGATCTTGTAGGGGCACTTCTCCTTGAAGTAGGGCGAGAGCTGGAGCTTGGAGCCCAACTCGGCAAGGGGAACACGTCGGGCCGCTTCGCGCGTGGCCGACAGGATGGCGATGGCGAGCGCCGTGCCCGTTGCAAGCCCGTAGACCTCCTGCGGGTTGGCGAGGCACGACATCTGGTAGAGCACGTAGGCCAGGCCGCACGTCGCGAAGAAGCTCTTCCCCCAGCCCAGGGAGCCGGTCAGGATGGCCTCGGAGTAGTCGCCCTCGAACAGCTCCACGAAGTCGTCCTGGAGCTTGGGCCACATATGGGTGCCCACCTGCCCCAGGTAGTATTCGTCCAGCAAGAACGTCCTCGGGTCGACGGGCTCCTCGACGTACTCGGCCTTGACGAAGGGGTCCAGGATGTCCCCGTTGCCCTTCTCCATCTCGTCGAGGTAGTGCAGAAAGGCCGCCTGCTCGTCAGGGCTCATCGCCTCCAACGAGTCAACCATGTCTCGGATCAGCTCCTCCTCAGTACGAATGGAGCGAGGGCGCCCGTTGATCAGCTCGATGGCCATCAGCCGTTACCGACTGGCTCTGCCTCCGCGTCGATCACCGGCATGTTCGCAGCCTGGACGAGCCTCTTGAACATGGCGAGCACCTTGTGGCGGCTCTCAGGGTCTTGCATGACGGACATGATTCGCTGACCGAGGCCAGTGGCCGAACCACCCTGGATCTCCAGGCTCATCTTCATCCGGTCGATGGCCGGGCCGAACTGCTCCTGGAGCTTCGCGTGCGTCTTCAGCATCTCCAAGGCGCTGTTCATCTCCCTGGGCATCTCCTCGTAGGGGACCCCAACGCTGTGCTCCAGGTGCATCAGCATGTCGATGCGATCCCGCTGGGCGAGGTACAGGCTCTCGGTCTCCAGCAAGGCGTTGATGCCCCGCGCAGCCTGCCTGTACATCCCGCTGGACAGACGCCCAGGCGACCTCGGGGCAACACGCTGCTCAGCGGGCGGCGCGAAGGCCGCCGGCCACTCCTCCGGGGTAGGTGGCGGCGGAGGGAGGCTCGCGCGCCTCGTCTTCAGAGCCTCCACCAGCGTGCGCTCGGGGATGTCCACCAGCAGCTCGAAGGTCTGCTGGATGTGCTTGGCCACGTCAGGCGCGGAAAGCCCCTCGCGGAGCATGTCATCCACGTCGTTGACGATGGGCAGATCCGAGACGCGCTGCGCCACCGGAATGTGTCCGCCTCGGATGGGTGCTACGTCTCCCATATCACTACCATTGTGAACAATGGCAGCTTATAGGTCAAGAAGAGCGAACCCCAGTTTCGCTCCTGTGAGGGGCGTCAGAGCCGAATGTACCAGGCTGTATGGTCCTCGAAGGTGGGGATGAGCTGGTCGCCGTAGAGCCGCGTGAACTTCTTCACGGTCTTCTTGCCCTGGGGGCTGATGTTGAAGAACTCCATGTCGTAGAGGTCGGCGCCGGGGAGGTACTTGACCTCGACGTAGTTGCCGATGCGCGCCCGATGACGGCTCGGCCACTTGATGCCGAGGGTGTTGCCGTCGATGGCCATGGCCTGCCCGCCGATCATCGACAGCCCTCGGCCGCCGCCCATCTGCTGGAAGATGGTCTTGACGACCTCGGACATCTCGGTCAGCTCGTCGCCGACTGGATCGTCGCCCTCGGAGTAGGCTGCGTGGGCCGAAACGGCCCTCGGAGGCGCACCCTTGGGCAGCGGCACCTTGTTGCGCCCGGCGTAGGAGCCGATCATCGCCCACGCCTGCTCGATGGCAGCGTTCTTCGTCGAGTAGCTACCCATCTCGACCTTGTTGTCGGAGCCGTCCGGGTTCTTCATGATGAACCAGCCACGGCCCATCTTCTTGACCATCTGCTCCGGGTCGAGCAGCTTGCCCTCACCGAGAAAAGGGGAGCCGCCGAACATCCCGAAGTCCTCGAAAAAGTCGAAGAGGTCGCCGTGCTCGGCCGCCTCGATGACCGCCTGGTCGTCGATCTCGCCGCTCTCGTTCTTGACGATCTTGGAGCCCGGGTAGTCCTTCTGGACCTCCTTCGCCCCCTTCTCGGTCTTCGTGTAGAGCGGAGGCTTGTCCTTCAGGAGCACCTTGAAGCCGTAGCCCTTGGCCTTCATCTTCTTGGCCACTCCCTCCTCGGGCTTGTCCTCCGCTGCCGCCTCCCCCAGAAGCTCGGCCTCGATGCCCTCGATGAGCGCCTGGGCCTCGTTCCTGTCCTCGCCCAGCACACCGCGCGTGGCCCGCATCCGGTCCCGCTCGATGGCCTCACGAAGCTCGGGACAGTCGATGGGCAGGTCGCTGCTCGCCACCATGCGGCTCGGCTTGGTCCGCATGGCCTTCGCGTACTCCTTGCCGTACTTGCCGACGGGCTTGGCCGGGATGGCGTTGAGGCGCCCGATGAGACCGTTGTAGGGACCCCACACCTTCGAGCCGAAGGCATCGCGGAAGTCCACGAAGTCCTGGTAGAGGGCTCCGATCTCCTCCCTGATGGTCTCGTCGTTGGGGGCCTTGTACTTCAGGATGCGGTCGATCTGGTGGAGCATGTAGGCGCCATCGTCGGCGAGGCTGTGGATGCCACCGGATAGCCGCTGCACCTGGTTGTGGACCTCCTTCTTGAGCTGAGGCTGGGCGAGGCTCGACCAGTCCATCTTGCCGCGCGCACTCGGGGCCTTGCCCTTCGTGCTGTGGCGCCTGGTCGTGACGCCCATGCTCTTCACGAGGTCCATGAAGCCCTGGGTGGCGTTCTTGAAGTCGGCGTAGACCTTGTTGACGTCAGCGCTCCAGCGCGCGACCTCGTTCTGGACGACCGTCTTCGACCAGTCGGACTCCTCGGCCCGCTGGACGATCTTCTGGGCCGACTCCATGAACTTGTCGATGTCCCCTTGGATCATGCGACGGAGGCGAACCTGAATCTCCTGGAGCGGTCCACGCCAGTCGGCAATCTCCTCGGCCACGTTGCCACCCACCGCCGGGGCAGCAGGCTCGCCACCAAGGCTCGCCGAAAGTGTTCTGATTTCCTCTACGAACTGAGTCGCGGTCTTCATATCCGACCTCCGCTTGGGGTCAGACTATCACGTCCCCGCGAGCCCTTCCAGAGCTGCCGAAACAGCAGCAAGCTCGGCGCGCATCTTGATGGTGTCCTCCTCGCCAAGCGTCTGGGCGACCATCGCCCCCTCCGGGACCTCGACGTCCTCGGTGTTCCCCATGCCGTCGATGACCCGCTTCTCCGCGTCTGGCTTCCTCAGCCGGCGCTCCCAGTACCCCAAGAGCTTCCTCGCCGTGGCAAGCGTCTCCGCTGCCACCTCACGCCTGACGTGCATCTCACTCCTCCTCGTCGCCGATGGCCTTCAGGTACTCGTGGCCATAGATGACCTTCTCGTCTGCCGGGTCCACCGCGATGACGTGCAGCCCCGTGTTGCGCTCGAACGCCGCCAGCCACTCGCCGACCATCGCGGTCTTCTTGTCGTGGGAGAACGACAGGAAGTGCTGCGCGATGAGGCTCAGGGAGTAGCCAGGGTTGGCCGTGTTGCCGATCTTCTTCGCCAGCTCGATGGCGTCGTCGATGGTGCCCTTCGTGTCCTTGGGGACCCTCATCGAGAAGGTGGTCCACTCCTCGTCCTTCGCCCTCACCTCATTCACCTGCTCCTTCGTCGGAGGCTCGACGCCCTGTGGCTCCTTGGCCTCCGTGGCCTCCGTGGGGACACCTCCGCCGTTGGCCTTGGCATCGGCCTCCTCGGTCGTCGGCGTCTCGGGCTCCGGGTCATCGGGCGTCATCCCCGGCGGAGGGTTCATCTTCGGCTTGGTGTCCTTGACGCGCCGGTCCTTCGTTTTGCCAGCCGACTGGAGCGCAGCTCGGACGTGCTTGGCCAGCTCATCCTTCGTCACCGACTTGGCCAGCTCGAACCACTTGTCGGCGTTCTTCTCGTCCACGACCTTGACGAGCTGATGGGCTTTCGTCCACCCGATCTCGCGAGCCCCCTGGATGAGCTTGGGTCGGCCCTCCTGCGCGATGCAGAACCACCAGTGGACCGCCGCGAGCATCTGGGCCTTGCGGACGGTGAACTCCAGCTCCAGCTCCACGTAGTCCTTGAAGGTCTCGTAGCCGCCCAGGCTCTTCGCCGTGAACAAGCGCTCCTCGCTGACGCGGTAGAGCAGATGGGCGATCTCGAAGTAGGTCTCCTCGTACTTGGCTCTCAGGTCGATCAGACGCAGGTGGACCTTGTTGGCCTCCGTCTCGTCGGTCGTCAGCACCTCGACGCCGCCCTTGGCCCCGGACAGAGGGACGAGGTTCCCTCCGCCAACCGTGCTGCGAGCATCCTGCTCTTCCTTCGTAGCCTCTCGAAAGCCGCCACGCTTCTTGGCGATCTTCATGACGTCCTCTCCTTCACGTCCTCGAACTTCCACCGGGCCACGACATAGGCGTCCGCCTCGTGGTCCGTCTCGAAGCTGATGCTGCTCAGCCGCAACGCCTCGACGACCTTCTCCTTCTGGTCCTTCCCCTTGCCCCCGTAGCCCAGCACGACCTTCCTGGCCGAGTTGGCCGTCACGAGGTCCGGGAACAGGTGACACGCAAGCCAGACCTGGGTGAGCACAACGTAGAGAAGCCCCCCTCGCTGGATGGCCTGCGACTTGGCCCCGAACGAAGCACCACCAGCCTCGATGGCGATGTGCTGGACCCCGAACGTCTTGACGACCCCGATGATGTCGTTGGCGAGGTGGAGGATTCGATCAACGCGGTCGCGCTCCGAGACCGGGATCTTCTTCGTGCTGACGAGCGGATAGTGATAGGTGTGCGACCGGAGAACGTGTCCTCGGTCGGTCAACACCACGAGCCCAGTGTTCACCAGCTCAAGGTCGAGGCCGATGATTCTTCCAGGCGCTCTCCAGCTCTCTGCACTGGCAAGGTCCGAACCGAGTCGAGCCGCCATCTGGGCAGGGAGGGATGCTGGATTCTGGGTTCTTTGTCGCTTCGCGGAAGGCAATGACCTTCTCCTTCTCCTTCGCCATCAGCTCGTGATCAGCCACGACGGGATGCTCAACGATGGCGTCCACCAGGTGCTTCGAGGCGCGGTCCAGGTAGACGAGCCTGCCGTGGGCCATCTTGGCCATGTCCAGATACCAGTTGAGCTGCTTCAGGTTGCTCTCGTCCGGGGCCTCCCTTATCCACTCCATGCTCTCCGTGCTGGCCTTCGTCTTCAGGTCCCACAGCTCGTCCTCGTGCGGGCTCCAGTCGATGATGCCGTCGCACCAGCCAACCACCCTCAGCTCCAGGTCATACAGGATGGGCTCGACGTAACTGAAGGGACTGCGCCACGACGGCTTGTGGCCACACTTCTCGCACACGTCCGGGCACAGCACGGCGCTCTTCGTGGTCACCTTGTGGATGATCTCCTCGCCGTGGGAGTAGACCGGCACCATGTCGCTGGAGTCGATGCCAACGGTGTGGCCACACGCCGGGCACTCCCAGCCACCCTTGATGATCTTGGACGGTCCCATCCACCACTCCTGGAACAGGCTGTGGTGAGCAGTGCCACCGTCCATCCACCAGCGGTTGTCCGGGCCGATCTCATCGACCAGGGGGATGCCCATGCGATAGGCCAGCGTCCAAGCCCTTGGGCACCATCCGGCAAGCACGGATGGGGAGAGCCACATATCCGGCTTGACGTCGACCTCCCTGACGCTCGTGAGCGCCTCCATGATACGCGGTTGAAGCCAGAGGTCTCTGGGCCGCTCGGGCCTCTCCAGCTCGACATGAGGCTTGGCGGCCTTCTGCTGGCGTCCCCTCTGGATCAGGTTTCCGAGGCCCACTCCGACTCCTCCACTCCGACCGCATCGAGCAGCCGCCTGAAGACGCTCCGAGGGATGGCAACCCAATCTGGCTCCGCCGTGATCTGCCCAGGCTCGGTCAGCCGGCGCAGCACGTCGGGCTCGAATTGAATCGCCAGGGCTGGCTCCCTGGTGAGCCCCGCCTCAGTGGTGATCTTGTTCAGCCACCGGGCTTGCAACCTGAGAGACTGGTCCTCGGTGCGCTTGCACTCTACCAAGAATTCGGTCAGTTTGGTAGATACCCCACGCACATCGCCCTTGAACCCATCCTTGGAACCGCTCGCCGGTTGGCAGCGCCCCCCAAGGGCCTTCGCCGTGTCCTTCTCGTGAGCCTTCGGCTTGCGGGCTCGCGCCGCCTTGCCGCTGGTCTCTTCCTCGATGAAGCGTGGCAGCGCCATCGTCAGGACCCTGGGGTGAAGCGTGCAAGCAGGGCGATGCGGACAGCCTCGCGGACCTCTGGGTCATCCCTGATGGCCGTAAGCACGTCCTTCTGGGTGCGGAAGCCCCGGTCCCCCATGACGTACTTGTCGTCCTTCGCCTTCTTGTCCTCCGTCACCAAGAACTTCATGGCCATCTTGTAGAGGCTCTCGTCCTCCATCACCTTTCCAGCCGGGCTCTGCTCGTAGTGACCCTTGACGCCCTTGGTGGCACAGCTCCGGTTCTTGACGACCTCGAAACTAAACCTCTCCGAGACCATCGTCTTGACGATCTCGCCCCTCTTCGCGTCGCCCCACTGCTCATCGACATGCTCCCCATGGGAGCCCCGGAAGCGGATCTCGACGTGAGCCCCGAACTCCTGCCCCATCCCAGCCGGCTTGACGGATGGATCGCCGAACATGACGCCGATCTTCATGCGCGTCTGGTTGATCCATATCTGGGTGAGGCGTCTCCCGGACTGATGCCCCTTGTGGGCCGTCGAGATGAACTTCCGCACGCCCTTGTTGACGATGCGAGCCTGGAGCCCTTGCTGCCACTCGTGCGCGCTGGCCTCCACCTCGTCCTTCGGAACAAAGTGGGCGAGCGAGTCGAGGACCATCAGGTCGATGCACCCGCTGGATGCCAGGACGTGAGCGATGTCTATCGCGTCCTCTCCGACCTCGGGCTTGACCAGCATGATCCGCCGTGGGTCCCCGAAGTTGGAGAAGTAGCGCTTTTCGAAAGCGTCCTCGGCGTCGATCCAGGCCACCACGGTCTCCTCGTAAGAGTTGGCCCTGAACGCCTCCTTGACGACCTCGACACGCTCTGCGTAATCCTTCGCCGACTCCCCCTTGTCGCGAGCCGGGACCACGAAGTCCCGGTCCATGAGCCCCAGGGCGTAGCAGTCACACTCGCCCTTCGCGCTCCACCTGGCATCCTGGTCAACCGCCAGCTCCTCTTCTGTCGGCGGTATCGCCTCGATGCCCTTGGCTGGCCTCCAGCAGTTGCGACAGAGCCCCTGGAAGATGCCGGCGACCCGCATGGACGTCGTGGTCTTGCCGCCGCTCTTGTCACCCCAGAAGGCGTGCGCCCTCCCGACGATGATGCCGAAGCCGCTCTCGATGGAACCTCCCATCGCCATGTCCAGCTCGAACGACCCGGACGAGACCCGGATGTCCCGCTTGGCGATGCGATCCCCGGAGCCAAGCACTGCGGCGGCTCCATACTTCTTGACCAGTGCAGCCTTGGCCGCTGCCAGGCCGATCTTTTCAGCCATGGCGCCCTCAGAAATTCGGCTTGGAGGTCTTGTCCTTGCCGTTCCCGTTGCTGGGGCTGCGGACCTCGGCGACCTCGGCCTCGCACCGCTTCTCGACCCACTTCTTGGCGAACTCGTCCGCCGCGTCGATGTCCTCGACGTAGCAGGGGACCTCCAGCACGACGTCGAACCTGGCGCTCTCGTAGTTGCCCAGGTTCATGGTGAGCCCGTAGCCCCGACGCACGCGCGCCACAGGCCCCTTGAAGTCGTGGACGAGCACGGTCTCCTCCTTCGAAGTGGAGTCGTACTCCTCACCCTTGTGGACGAACCGCCCGTCGATGAAGGCAACCGCCGCTTCTTCCGCCATGCTTCCCTCCGTCCTTCCATTCTAGGCACTAAGAACGGGTTGTCAACTGCGGAATGGCAGCTTATGACCCGTTCTTGGACGTCTTTGTCTGTTTCAGGGCCTCTTTCAGGCCACCCTCGCAGCCGACCGGAACGCCTGACGCCTCCCACGCAGCAGCGATCTTGGCGTACATCTCCGGGTCCACCGGATAGAGCCGCCGCTTCGTCCCGACGTGCTCCTTGACCACCTCCATCATCGCCTGGGTGTAGTAGCGGAACCGCCTGGTGCCCTGGATGTAGGGGGTCCTGGGCAGGATCGCCGGCTTGCCCTCTTCGGGGTCGTCCTTCTCCCACTCGTTGATGGACTGGATGGACCGACCGACGAACAACGCGAAGAAGCCGATGCTGTAGAGCACGACCTCGCCACCGTCCCCGGTCTTGTACTTCTTCGGGACCTGATGCCGTGGCACCTTGACCCGTGGGACAGCTCGTTGCCGCTCTCGATGCTCCGCCGACTGGCTGAGCACCTTCTCCCGGTAGCTGTCGTCCTCCTGGTAGGACCGCTTCCTCTTCTCGCTGATGCGATCCTTGTTCGTCTGATACCAGTCCGCGTAGTAGTCCTTGCGCGGGCTTGGGACTCGTTCTGCCATCTCCTCACCCTCCTACCCACAAACTAACACTTGAGATGGCATTGTCAAGACCCATCAACCTGCCACTACCGTGCCAAGGGTGTCGTAGTAGTCGCGCCTGTAACGCTCCCTCTTCGAGGCCAGCGGGATGCCGATGTCCACGATGTCGGCCACAATGGGCATGGGCTTCCCCTCACACACCCCAGCACGCCACGGGCAGTAGTGGGCGCACTTCGATGGCTCGGGCTTGCAGATGCGTCTGATGCGCCCGCTGGCCTGTTCCACGTCGCTCACCGGGCTCACCAGGATCTCGGTGTCGATGGCCGGGATGTCCACGCCCTCAGCGCACATCTGGTAGGTCGCGAAGATGACACGCGCCCGCTCGGCCTCGTGTAGCTCGTCATCGGTCTGGTGCCTCTTGCGCTCGATGCTCGTCTGCTGGATGTCATAGAGCTTCGCGATGTCGTACAGGTGAGCGTCCTCCAGCTCTTCGAGGCAAACGTGGACCCACTCGTCATCCTCATCGCCGTCCGTGACGATGCCCTTGATGGCCGACACGTTCCCCCATTGCATGAAGACGTTGTGCCGCTTCTCCCCGGTGTCCTTGACGACCGACACCACTGGCTTCAGCTCGCCAAGCTCCTCGACCGGCTTCCACGACCTCGCCATGCTCCTGTAGATGGTGTCGATGGCCCTCTCGCGGCCCCCGTCCTTCATGGGCCACGACCTCGGGGCGAGCTTCGGGACCGTCTCCCCCGTGAACCACTCACCGACGTAGAACCCCGTGGTCAGCTCCTCGTCTGGTACACCACCAGCCTCGCGCTCGGTCTTCCACGCCTCTCGCAGCATCTCTTCCAGCTTGCGGAGGTGATCCAGGCGCTCTGAGAGCACGAACAGCTTGCGGGCGGCCGGGGCCTTCAGGGCCTTGACCATCTCATCGACGGCCTTCCGGTTGCGGCGCTTCAGCTTGACCAGGATGTTGATGACGATGGGCGCCTTCACGGTTTCCCGCATCACGACGGGCGGCAAGCCATCCGAGCGCACCTTGATCATCCTGACGTTGGGCTTCGGCGTCTCGGTCCTGGCCTTGTAGGCGACCTCTCCGAGGTGCCACCAGAAGACCTTGTCGGCCCCGTCCCAGCGCCTCGCAGTCGCCGTCATGCCCAGGCGCCACGCACTGGAGAACTTCGGCGGGATGGGCGCCCAGGTCGGAGCCCCCACACGATGCGTCTCGTCCACAACGAGGAGCCCAGGCCAGCCGTACAGCTCGGCCGGGTAGCGCTCGCCGTCGTCCAAGGCGAGGCTCTGTGCCATCGCCACCACAAGATGGCGGCCCTCGAAGTCACACTTCTTCTCGCGGACGAGCCCGATCTTCATGTCGGGGAACCACTTCTTGGCGCGTCCAATCCACTGGGTCTGAAGGAACTCCTTGTGGACAATGACCAGCGTGGTGGTCTGGAGCCTGTTGATGAGGCCCAGGGCCACGTCGGTCTTCCCGAACCCCGTGTCAGCCTGGAAGATGCCACCCATGAGCAGCCCAGCCTCACGGTCTGGCGTCTCTTCATCCTCAGCACAGGCCGGGCTACACCTCTCGAATCGACCCTGGAACAGGTCGATGATCTCTGCCTGCTCGGCGTAAGGCCCCTCATGCGTCAGGAGACACTCTGGCGACTCCTCCCATCGGCTCCCGAATGAGACGTCCCAGTCGTACTCGTAGCTCTTCGTCGAGGTCCCGAACCAGAAGGCCCTCGGAACCCCGAACTCATAGGGAGTCTCGATGTAGCACCGGATGGGATCGGACTTCACGTCATCGTACCCCCGCGCCTTGCGAGGGATGATGGTTAGCTCACTGCGGAGGTGAGCGATCAGCATCCGGTCCATCTCCTCCTTCGGGAGCCAGACCATTCCTGAGACTCTTGGGCGCATAGGACACCTCTACAAAGACCTCCCCCAGCCCCACCGGGTCAGTGTGTGGGGGGGCGCACCTTCCCGGTGGGGCAGGAGAGGAATCCTTGGTCAGTAGGGAGCGTCCTCGTCCACGGACTCGTCTGAGCTGGCGCCCTCTTCGTCACCGGGCGCCGCCATGCTGAACATGATCTTCAGCGCCTCGTTGGACCGGACCTCCAGGATCTCGCCGTAGTTGTAGGGCTCCCAGGGGTGACGCTCCCACATCTTGTCGAGCGTGAGGTACTTCTCCGGGTCGTCGATGTTCTCGTTGATGCGCTGGACCCACTCCTTCAGGTGCTTCTTCCCGAAGGCCGCGATGTCCTTGGGCGCGATCTTCTCGACGAGGGTGAACTCATCGCCGACCGACTCGGTCTTGCCGCCGCTGCGGTAGATGTCGAAGACGCAGCCGGTCAGACCGCCGTGCTGCTTCTTCATCCTCTCCAGCTTCTTGAGGACCCCGGGCTTGTCCTTGCCACCCAGCTTGGCCGCGAACAGCTCGCGCCCGTAGCAGAACTCGCGCCCCTGCTTGGACTCCCAGGGGGTCATGCTGATGACCGAGAGCAGCCCGATGAAGCTGGGCTTGCGGTCGGGGTAGCGCTCGCAGAGCGCGCAGTTGTCGTCCATCCGGTTGCGCTTCTTGCAGGGCTCCCAGTTCTTCCAGGACCCCTTGTGCTTGAAGTTGTGCTCCCAGAAGGTCGTCGGGTCGTCGTCCAGGAAGATGACGCGCTTCTGGGTCTCCGGTGGCATCCAGAACCGCCGTGGACCCTTGTTGCTGTCGTCGTAGTCGTAGGCGTGCGAGGAAGACTCGAACCCAGTGTTGAACCAACCCATCTTGCTACCTCCTTGCTCTACCAGAGCATCGCTAACGTGCAGTCATCGCTGCACACTTCCTAACCTAACCCATCGCGATCTGCGTGTCAACACCCTTTCCCCACGGCTCACCCAAGAGCTGGCGATGCTCATGGGGCAGCATCGAGGCTGGGTCGCTTCCATCCGGGCATGGCCTCGTGAAGCACGGAACACGCCTGGCGATCATGTTCTTGACCATAGCCCCCATGCTGTGACCCGCCTCGTCGCCGTCGTGGACCACGAGGACGATCCGCATGGGCCTCCTCGGGATGCTGGCGTAGTGGACCAGGCGCTCGACCTGGCTCTCCCCCACCTTCGTCCCCAGCGTCGCAACCACGGGGCGGTAGCCGGCCTGCCAGAGCATCAGGGCGTCCAGATGCCCCTCGACCACGTAGAGCCTCGTGCCGCTGTCGTTGGGAAGCATGTGCTCACCGTACAGGAACACGTTGCGATGGAAGCCCTTGCTGTGGAGGTACTTCGGTGGGGGCTCCTTGCCACAGTTGCCGCAGATCCTCTTGCCCTTCTTCGCCGGGGGGATGGGCGCCATCGTGACGACCTGACCTCCACACCGCACGCACTTCTTCTCCTCGTAGAGGCGCCCGCTGATTGCTATGAGCCGACCATGATGGTCCCGCATCGGGAAGAGGATGCGCCGCATCCTCGTGTCGACGCCAAGCTCCCACTCCAGCCAGGTGTCGAGGTAGATCCCACGAGCTTCCGCGTAGGGGTGGATGGCCTCGGTCAGGTAGGGCTCGTACTCCGCCCAGGGGATCTCGGGCACATCATCGCTGGCTGCGATGGCGTACTTGTCATGCCACGGAGCATCCTCTGTCTGCCGCCTGCGACGATAGACCTCGTGAGCGCCCCCATCGTGCTGGAGCTTCGCCAGCCTGGCGGCCTTCTCGTGCAGGAAGGGGTTCTGGACCTCCTTCCCCTCGGGAGGCTTCACCGGGGCGTCTGGACCGTCCAGCGCCTCGATGGTGTTCATCATGTTGAGGCCGGTCTTGTGCCACAACAACAGCACGAGGTCTCGTAGCGAGCCATCGTGGTGGCACGCCTGGCAGGAGTAGATGGGATCGCCGTACTTGCCCTCGGGGAAGACGACCATCGAAGGCGTGCTGTCCTTGCCACCTGGATGGGTCCACGGCGCAAGCAAACAGGAGCACCGCACACGGTCCCGCGCGATGCTCGTGTTACGGGCGCCGATGGTCTGGAGGATGGCCTGGAGTCGTCCCGGGGTCACGCGATCTCACCCTCGAACCACTCCTTGGCCCTGACGACGTTGCGCTCGATGCGCTCGATGACGGCCTCGATGCCTCCATCGCGGAGCTGCTTGGCCATCTCCTCCAGTTGCTCGATGGTGAACGTGATCGGAGGTGGCCCAGCCGCCATGAGCTGCGCCTTGCCGATCCAGTCGCGCACGTCCAGATCGTCCGGGGCGCCGTACTCCTCGGCGAAGTCCACGGAGCTGGAGCACATGACCCCATCCTCGGGATCGGCTCCCCACTCCTTCAGGGTCTCTGCCAGCGCGGCCTTGCCCTCGTCGTCGAACGAGAAACCACGCTTGGTGTTGTCGTGGTTGCGAAGAGTCAGGCTGCCGTTTTCGACCGATGCGAAGATCATGGTGTCCCTCCGTCCGTGCATCCAATCTAACCACTGAGGAGGGTTTGTCAACAACTAGCCGCTCATCACCAGGTCCGGGTGGAGAACGCCTCGCTCGATGTCCCACCAGGGCTCGAAGTCATCCACGAACGCCAGCACCTTGTCGGGATCGAGGACCCGGATGTAGAGCGGGTGAGAGAAGCCAGGGGGCTGGAACATGAGACCAAGCCGAGAGCCGAAGCGCCGGTTGAACAGCACGGTCTTCCCCAGCTCCAGGCCCTCCTCGTGAAGCCCAGCGAGCTTGGGACACACCATCGTCTTCTTCGGACAGCCCCACGAGCACCGCTGGCACATCTCGTTCGTCCGCACGTTCATCATCCGGCCCGAACCGATGGCGCAGACGATCCCATAGCGCTCGTTCAGGTGCTTGTAGCGAGCAAACGTGAACGCCTCGTCTGGCAGCCAGATGCCGCCATGGCTCAGGTTGGGCTGGCCAAGATCGGCCACGAAGATGAAGTCGTGCATGGGCCTCACGGGGAAGCCCTCCATCATCCGTATCTCCATCACCTTCTCCTTCGGTTCGTCGTCAAACGGGCAGGCGTACATGAGACCAGAGTGCATGAACTCCATCAGGCAGCCTCGTCGGGCTCGCCAGTGATCAGGGCGTCGATGGCCCTTTCCTGAGCATCGACATAGGCGTCGGCCTCCTCCTCGGTCAGCTCTCTTGGGGTCCCACGCTTGCGCGCTCGCGCCTGAGACATCTGGTCGGCCTGACGCTGCTTCTGCACCACACGAGACTGTTGGCGGGCGGCCAGAAGCTCGTCCATGGTCAGCGCGCCCTTCTCCCTCTTCTTCCGCAGCAACCTGTAGAGCGAGAGGATGCCGATAAGCTCGTCGGCCGTGATGGAAGCGATGCTGATGCAGCCGCCAAGAACGAGGGCCACGTACCATGGCCACTGCTTGACGAGAACGCCCCACAGGAAGCCCACCCAGATCCCGCAGCACATCGAGCAGCGTAGAAGCTCCCCAGCGATCCTGAACGGGTTGTACGGCTTCTCGAAGGTGAGGAGCCACTCGCGGAGCGACTCGAAGATGCGACCCGCCGTGATCACCAGCGTCACGCCGATGAGCCCGACGACCTCCCACCATTGGATGTTCATCTGCTCCCCTTGGAGCGAACCTCGGTTTCGCTCTCCCTCTTCACCCCTGCGACGTGGACGCACATCTCGACGCCGCTGTCGAACCGGATGACGACGCAAGCGTCGCTGAGGTATCCCTTGATCTCCCCGGGACCCCTGCTCTCAACCACCACACGCTCGCCGACCTTGAAATCCATCGCCCATCAGTACACGTAGCTGTGCCCTTTGTCATCGAAGTCGTCGTCGCGGTCGTCAGCGATGACGGAGGTCCCGACCTCATCGAAAGCCATCTCGTCCATGTCCCAGCGCGTGACGATGGCGCTCCACATGGCCTGGCGCCGAGCCTTCAGGGGCACGAAGAGCATCTGCTTATCGAGCTTCATGTCGTCGTCCTGGTACAACGCGAAGAGGTTGTGGCAGTCCTGGAAGAGCGTGTCCGAGAAGGCGAGCGTGTCTTCGAGCCCCCCGGTGCCCAACCCCTTCTTCAGCGTCTCCCTGGCGCTCTTCTTGACCTTGCCCGTGCGGGCGAGCTGGCTGATGGCGCAGATGGCCTTCTGCTTCTTGCGTGACGTCGAGCGCATCCAGTCCACCGTCGAGACCATGCGCTCCTGGCGGTCGCCGCGTGAACCAGGGCCGCTCTTGATGCCCTTCTGGGCCACCTTCAGCATGTAGGCGCTGTCGATGCCCACGAAGTCAGCATCGGTCGCGTCGATGGCCTCTTCGATGAAGGCAGGCTCCAGCTTGTCCTCGTCGTCGAGGATGAAGAGGTTCTGGGCCTCGTTGCTCTGCTCGATCTCCTTGATGGTCTTGAAGAACTGCGGCTCAGCGTAGGTTCCAAGGGTAGCCGAGACGACGTCGCCGTAGTTGAAGGCGCCGTGCTTGACGACGAAGCGCTCACCCATCTCAACCCGGTTCATCTCCGGGCTGACGAGCAGCACCTTGATCTTCTGGTCGAAGGCGGCGAACCAGCACACCAGCACCATCGTCCAGGTCTTGCCGACGCTGGGGCGGGCCACGAACATCGTGAGCGTCCCGGGCCACATCCCCATGGTCATCCTGGTCATCGTCTCCCAGGGGAACTTGACGCCGGTCTCGCCCCGCTTCGTGCGTTCGTAGAGTGCCTGGACCTCTGGGGCGACCTCGGCGAGGGTGTGGATGCGGGTCCTCTGGATGGAGAGGCCCCTCAGATGCTCGGAGAGCTTGTGGACCTCGGCCTCGGCAGCGTCCTTGTCCCCCTTCTCCAGGTGCTCGATGCCGGCCGCGTAGCCGTGCTCCAGGGCTCGGAACTTGTGCCGGTCGAGGAGCTGGTCGACCACCCAGTCGATGGCGGTCCCGTCCTCGACCTGTTCGATGCTAATGCCGGTCTGCTCCTTGACGACGGATGGTGGGGGGAGTTGGCCGTGTTCCGTGAAGTAGCTCTGAACGAACTCCCACGCCCGCTTCCCAGGCTTCAGTAGGAGCTGATCGCTCAGCAGCTCGCGCGCTCTTCTGAATCCAGACTCGCTTCTCGTTGCGAGCCCGATAGCAGCAGCATCAAGGTCCACGGCGAAACTCCCCCGTCACACCCGTCACCAGGGCGCCAGGTTGGTCGGACCTGGGTTGTTAGCCAGTGAGCCGGGCTTCCATGTCGCTCTGAGCCCGGTCACGCCAGTTGTGCGTCTTCAGCCGCACAGGATACATCGCTTCCCGCATCACCTCCAGCATGGAGGCGATGTACTTGGTCTTCAGCGAGGCAGCTTGCTCGCGGCCAGGCGGAGGGTTCACCGGCAGGTTGGTCGTCACCAGCGTGACGCGCTTGCCTGCGCTCCGCACCCTGATCAGGTTCTCGAACAGACGCTCGGTGTAGCCGCTCTCGCCCGCGTGCTCCTTGCCCAGGTCGTCCAGCACGAGGAGATCCACCTCGCGCGCCCGCTCAATGAGGGTGCGCTCGTCGGAGAACATGGTGCCTTCCAGCGTGGACTGGCGAAGCGTCTCGGCCTGGACGAAGAGCACGGACGCACCACGCCGCCTCGCCTCCATGGCGATGATGACGGCAGCCGACGTCTTGCCATGGCCGTTCTCACCCCACAGGAGGAGACCTTCGCCACGGTCCATCATGTCCTCGATGTTGCGGAGGTAGGACCGGATGGTCTCCTTCCCCTCGCAATCGGGGATCAGCTCAAAGTCCGACTCCCAGAACCGACGCGGAATCCGCATCAGCTCCATGTGAGCCTTCGTCAGCTTGACTCTCAGTCCGACGACACGCATCGCTCTGCCTATATCCAGCCTACCAGCCATTCCCGCAGCCCTCATAGGGGTCGGTGCCGTCGTCCTCGACATCACCCCAGCCACGGGTCGGGCTTGCTTCGGCTGCCTCCTCCGAGAACTCCCCGGAGGTGATTCTCGTCTCGCGCAGCTCTGGAACCCTCACCCTGCCTTCCATCTCGGCCGCCAGTTGCTCTCGCATAACCCACAAGAGCTTGAGCCCCGGTGTCCCGCTACGCGACGCCTTCCTCCTGTCCCAAGTACCGAAGAAGTGCTTGACCAACGCCAAGGCATCTTCAAAGCCACGCTCGTCGATCAGCCTCTTCGCCAGCGCGGCCTCCGCGCCGGTCCATTCTGCTTCAGCATCGGGGAAGCGTAGACGCATCAGCGTCAACCACTCCTTCCCCAACCATTTCACAGGGCTACGCTCCCTTCTTCGCTGCACCTTCCGTGCTCTCGCCTTCTCCCCCTTCTCCCGCTGTTGGAGAGCGAGGGTGGCGAGCGTTAGGGTCTTCGAGCCCATCACTTCTAATTCTATGTCATGAAATGGGTTAGTCAAGGCATGTCGAACACGTCGCGGACCTTTGACGTGTCGATCACATCCATGGTCCCGGAGGGGAACATCACGTCGGCGTGGTAGTAGACGTCGCGCCAGTGCTCTCCGAAACGAGCCTGGGCCATGGTCGCCAGCGCGATGGCCTCCACCTCGGTCATCATCTTCAGGACCGAGTTGGCCTTGAACACGTTGACCACGGTGGCCGTTCTCCCGTCATGCAGCCTGACGCCCTGACCGACCTTCGGCCTGGGGTACTGCTCAATCAGAGAGGCCACGACCAACACCGAAACGATCCACGACCATGCGACTCGTGAAGCTCACCCCCATGACGAACTTCTCAGCGTCCGCCGGATGGAGACGCCCCCGCTCGTCCAGCAAGGGCAACGGCTTGCGAAACTTGGCCGCCTGCTCCTGGGCCGCCCGACCAACCTCCAGCAGCTCGCCCCTGTTATCGTGCCCCCACTCGGTCTTCCCGGAGTAGAGCAAGCAGAAGGCACAGAGAGAAGCCTCGTCGCCCGTCAGGAGCTTCGCCACCCAGGTGGCCTTGCGCTCTCGACACTCAGCACAAGGCTGGCGCTCCTGGCAGACGTGGACCTCGTTGTCGTCGAAGTACAGCATGACAACCCATACTGTAGCAACGATTTGCCAACGAGTCTAGGCCGCTTCGAGGTGACCCAGCTCGCGGAAGATGTGGAAGCCGGGGTCGTACTTCTCGGTCGTCTTGTGGAAGTGCCCCATGACCCCCTGGAAAGCCCGCTGCTCCTTGGGCGTCAGCACCCTCAAGGCGATCTCGCCACTCGGCTCCCTTGGGAACACCAGGGGGATGCCGAGCACGGTGCAGAGCACCTTCGTGAGAGCCGCCACGCTGTCGAGCTGGTCCGGGAAGAACCTGGCGCATCGAACCTTGGCCCCGTGGATGATCTCGTCGTCCACGATGCGGTCCTTCCCCTTCGAGGGGAGAGGTTGTCCCTTCAGCCTGAAGCCGTAGCTGGCGATCTCCAAGCTGATCGACCGACGCCCGATCTGGCCATCCGTGTCCCTGGGGTCGTAGAGAACTGGGTCCAAGAACTGGTAGATGATGCCATCCCTGTTGATGCAGAACGTCACGCCCAGGCTGCGGTTGAGGAGGGTGTTGTAGGTGGTCTCGGCGCTGTTCTCGCCGCCGGTCCAGTGCCAGATGATGACGTCAGGACGAAGCTCCCGCTTCAACGTGTTCTTCTTCCCGACGAAGCTCATCCCGTGGTCCTCCCACGTCTTCACCGGAGCCCCCACCAGATACTCCTTGCCGTCCAGGATGATCTTGCCCGTGTTGCTCATGGGTGGAGTCTATCGCGGCTGGCAACCCATATCCAAGCTGAACGCAGATGGGCTCCGGGTCTGTGCGACACCCAGGCTGTCCTGGCCTGCACCAGAAGGCGTTGAGGGTGTCAGTGTCCTCGATACGAGCCAGCCCCCGCGAACAAGCGATCCTATCGTCGCAAGCCCCGGTCTTGCTCTCGCAACGACCACCCCATGTCATGGGACGGCCTCCTAGCCACGCGAGGTCGACGCCAGGACGCCGAGGCGGCAACTCCCCCTTCAGCAGATACCTCCCCAGCTCTACGACATGAGGGCACCTCTTCGCGCCGTACTGGGCGTCCCACTGGCTCTCGCCCCCGGTCCAGCCCTCCGGGACATCACAATCGGTCGTCAGCTTCGAGATCCAGGCCGCCCGGCCGTTCCTGATGGGGACGTAGCCGAGGACGTGTCTCTGGCTGCGCCGCATGACGCTGAGCATCGTCTCGCCGTCCTCGTCGCACTCGGTGATCCGCCGCACCTCGCCACGGTCGCAAGCTCGGCGCCGGATGTTCTTGAAGACCTGCCAGATGCCCACGCAGTCCTGGGAGTTGCCATCGGCCTCAGCGATGCAGATCCGCAGAAAAGCCGTCAGGACGTCCAGCTCCGTCTCCTCGTCGGGGACGTTCCAGACCTTCCCCCTGGTCTCCGCCGGGCTCTCCCACTGGAACCGCCGCACCTCACGCTTCTTCGGTGGCGGCGCGTTCTCCAGCTCGGCCTGGAGGGCAACCCGCCTGGCCTCTGTCTCGGCCTCGATCTTCGCCCACCGAGCGTCTCTCTCCTTCTCGCTGCGGTCCCGCTCCCTGTCGAAGTCCTCGCGCTGCTGACGAGCTTTCGCGCGCCGAGCCTCACGTTGCGCGACCACAGCCCCCTGAGCTTCGTCTTCGCAGACAACCCACGGGATCAGCGCAGACAGCGCAGCCATGATGAGAACCGCGACCAACACCATCACCCCCTTCGCCTTCGATGACCATGAAGCCATGGTTCACCTCCCTTCCAAACCCCCCGCACCCTATCACACTCCGCCCAGGCCCCACAAAAGGCGAACCCCCCGGGCACCACCCCGGGGGGTTCTAGGACGGAGCGACCACCATGGCCGCCGCTGCGGAGGACAGCCGCAGCATCTATTCAACAACCTAGCCCATCGGCATCGGTTGTCAATCTGGGGGGCCTCGCAGGTCTCGAACCCGCGCTGTCGCCGTGGCCAGCGAAGCGTCCATCGGCGAAACCCGATGACCCTCGCTCGACACGGAACGGGGAGTTGAAGGCTACGCCAGCCTGAGCCCGTATGCGACCAACCTCGTGGCGTCCCACTCAGCCAGCCGACCGTCAGCCCGCTCCCAGAGCCCACAATGGGCCTTCACCAAGTCCTCCCGGCTGTGATGGGGCTGTGGAGGAGGCGCCGGGTCACCCGCCCTCCTGCCCCTGACCTAGACCATGTTGCCCGTCCAGCCCTTTCTCCTCCCGTCTTTCCGTGGGTCACGGGAGGTCGACCCGTCGTTGGCTGGTATCTATGCCACCTCGCCATCGCCCCAGCCGTCAATTTCCATGGCTGGCGAGGTATCGGCATTTTTTCAGGGCATCGTCGGCCTCCTTTCTCCTCGGTGTCTCCCTCCGACACTCACAACCTAAGCACTTGTTTCAGATTGTCAACACCCACCCATGATCTTCCTGCACACGTCCGGTTGGTACTCCCGGAGGTCGAGGAGGAGGTCACGCGCGTACTCGTCGTCGCGCCTGCGCTGCTCCTCGACGTACCGCTCCTCGCACGCCTGCGAGCAGAAGCCGCTCGCCGACTCGGAGTTGTCGCCGCCGCACACGGGGCAGCTCTCCGGGGGCTCGATCTCCGTCTCCCACTGCTCACGACGTCGCATGGCTGTTGGCATGGTGTCCCTCCGTCCTTGGACACAACATAAGCACTGGTTTGCGTCTGTCAACAGCAATTCGGAGCGAAACCGAGGATCGCTCTACTTTCCGGCGGGGACGAACTTCACGGTGGGGTCTGGGGTCTTGCCCAGCTTCAGGCAGCTCTCGTACTGAGCCTCGGTGAGGTACTGGCGGGCCTTGGCCTTGTCGAATGTCTGAGACGCCGCCTTCACGATGACCTGGACCTTCCCTTCGGGACCCGTGAAGTCGTCCACCCCGTGTTCCCGGCTCATCTTGGTGGCCCGCTCCTTCAGCTCATCTCGCCACTCGTTGAGCGTCTTGAGCTGGGCCTCGACGCTCGCGAAGTCCTTCACGAGCTGGCGCACCTGAGCCGTGAGGTCCGACACGACGGCCTCGACGCGCTCCTTCTTCTGGGGGCGCTTCTCGGCCCGAACATCGTCGGCGCCCATCGCCTCGTTGAGGGTCTTGGTCTCGGTCTTGGGCTTGCCCTTGCTGGCCTGGTTCATCCCCAGGCGCCTGGTCATGTTCCCGATGCCCACAGGGGCCTCCTTCCACCAGCTACAGGCTGGCGCTGTCGAGGGAGGCTCCCTGGGCCTCCCGTTGTTTCCTCGCGCACTCCTCGGCGTGAGCCCGAGCACGAGCGATGATCGCCTGTCGCTTGTGCTCCAACTGCTCGGCCTGACGCTTCTCCTTCTCGGCCTGGTCGAGCGCCTGAGCCTCCACCTCGGTCATGATGGTCCACACGACCCTGCGGCCCCGGCGCACGCGCGGCCCCAGGCGACCGACGATGGTGACCCCCTCGGTCCTGGTCATGCTGTCGCAGTCGTACCAGACCGCCGCCTTCTCGGCGCTCTCGGCCCGGTAGACCTCGAAGCCCTGCTTCGCGTCCTCGTGGATGATGAAGACCGGCCCCTTGCCGTAGAAGCGGTCCTTGGCGCGCTCGATCTGCGCGTTGAGCAGGATGGCCTCCTTGTACCCGTAGTCGCCTGGGTACTTGAACATCGTGTCGTGGTCGTTGCTGCGGCAGAGGTACGCCATGATGTTGGCGTCCACGATCTCGCCGCCGGGCAGCTCGACGCTCTGGGTCTTGGCCCTCAAGGTGTAGGTGTAAACGCCCATGGTGTCCTCCGTCCTCTCGCAAACCTAACTCATGGTTTGCGTGTGTCAACTATCCTATCCCCAGGTGACCTTCTCGCCCTCTTCCCTGGCCTTGCGGCAGATGTCCAGGATCTCACGGACGCGACGCTGAACGGTCTCGTCCGAGTAGCCGCAGACGAAGGTCTCGGCGCCCATGCGCTCGATGCGCGCCACGTTGCCCTCGCGAACAACACACATGCCAGCGTGACCACGAGGCATGTAGACCTCCTCGCGGGTCGCCACGGCCCGACGAGTCTCGCTGTTCAGCGCCCGCAGGCAGCGCTGGATGACCACGTCCAGGGTCTCGTCCTCCCAGACGCCATACAGCTCGTCGTCACAGGCGAAGCCCAGGACGGCCAGCACGTTGCGAGCGTTGGTGTTGGCGAGGTTGACCCACGGCCACGCGGGCTCGCGGTCCTCGCTCATGCCAGTCCCCTGACACCAGGGGCAGCCCTCTTCGGCCTTCCCGTCATAGACGCAGAAGCACTCCGAGTGGGAGATGGTGTAGGGGGAGTTGGTGATGGAGAAGGTGACCGACATGCTGTCCTCCTGCACAGCAATCTAGCACATGGTTTGCGAGTGTCAACAGGCTATGGAGAGACTTC